AACGTACCGTATGGGTTCGTCATGTCGGTTGACGCCTGTAGATTAACGATCGAGATCTTGTAGATGTTGTTAGCAAACTGTCCATCATCTAACGCCTGCACGCTGAACAGGTCGTACTCAACGTTGCCGAACGGTTGACTGATGAAGTTCGTCGTCGTTGGCGTCTGGAACCTAGCGTCGAATGCTCCGTATGCAGCTCTAAATGCGGGTACGTCGTAGTAGGGTGCTGCTGTCAATGCTGCGTCTGGATTGTTTGCGCTAATGTTGCTCGTACCAGAAAGCATGCCAACGACAGTCGCGGTTGCAATCTCATCGTCAACTGCGAAGTCAGCATAAAGCATGTGTTGATACTGAACGAGCTTGTCTGGGTTGGAATTCAATAACTTCGCGTAGTAATTCGTGCTATCGGGATTCAATGAAGCCGACATGACGTGAAACCCAGGAATTCCATCATCACTGTAGTACGCTGAACCTAACGTTGAATAAATCACCAACTTGAACGTACCGTTGACCATGCTACCGTAATCGACCATCGACGTGAGCAACGACGTCATTCCACTCGTCTTGTATGCCGTTGCAATATCGTGGTTTCCATCGGTGACAAGAACTCTGGCCGTCTGCGGCGTCATGAGCATTCCCCTGACGAGCCTGACCGTGCTACCGTGAAACGAAGAGTTGTCAGTGAACACTGCAGGACCGAACGCCTCATTGGGTTGCAACGTGTGTTCGGCTGCGAGCAGCTGCACAACGCCGGTGTGTCGACCATAAGGATCGCTGGCGGCGATCGTGCCGTTCAGGTGCATGCCGGCACCAACGGTGCGACCAGTCGTCTGCGTTCTTGTTATGTCGCCAGCGAGTGTGTTTGCGCCTGCTCCTAGCACTCGCATGTACGTCAATGACGGTTTATTTGCAAGAAAGAAGTACGCGCCATAGGGACCGTAGCAGTTCGGATCTAGGTCGCCGAACGTTTGCAAGTATTCTGACCAATTACCCACTGTCACAGGAACGAACGCCGGACCCCTGTCAGACGTACCGATGATTCCAGCTGGCGTTCCCACCGGTCCGGTGGGTGATAGAGCCGATTGATCGATCTCCCTATCGTAAAAGTTCGGCGATAAGAACGTCTGATTAGGCATCTCTTGGCTCCTCTTGCGACGAAAAATGCTCGTCCTTGATAAGTAGGACCGTTAAATGTGAAAGATCACCCGTCGTCCACAACGATGGTCAAACCACCCAACGATGCATCTGCCGCCGATAGAACCGTCTCACCCGTGAACTGGTTCTGGCTCTTGACACGAAGGTACTGTGTTACCTTATTTCCGTCCCTATCGATTCCAACGATCTTCTTGTACCTCGCCACAGAAGAACCTCTTGGCAGTTGCTTCAACGCAGGATCATCAGGATTTGTTACATCAACGTTGGGATACAACCTCGTTCCATTTGTATAACGTTGGTCGCGACGCTTGTTCGGAGCATCATCACCCGATGTCAACTGTAACGTTGGATCATCGGCACCCAAGAATGGATCGGCGATCGACCCATTGCTTGTCGTGATGCCAGGCGCAATGTCTGACGTGAAGCTTATCGTTGGCGATGACACGTAGCGTTTTATTGGCACAGGAGAACCAGGAACGCCAGACGCAAGGATGTAACCGGGGACCTTGACGACGAACTTGTACTTGATCAACCTTTCAACCTGCGAATAGTCATCGGTGTTCGTGTCTGAGGTGTACGTATTAGAATCTATCGTTGCAACGAACCAGTAACCCTTCGGTGAATCTATCCTCCAACAGTTGCCTTGAGGCAAAAACGATGCAATCAACTGCTCTATCAACTGGTTCATGTGTAACGTATATTGCGTCCAAATCGTAACATCGTATTGTGCGGTGAAGAACTGAGGTGCAGGAACGACGATCGTCTCGTACACGTTGTTCGTTCTATCGGGCACCAACACGCCTCCCTGAACAACAACGGGATCCTGTGATAGATCGCCAATAGATCTCAACGATGTCAACTGCGTCTGATCAGCAACGGTTGGTGACACCACGAGGTTCGACTGGTGACCCACCAACAATCGATTGATTAGCTGTTGATAACCACGATCAGATTTGTCCAGGCGCCTCTGGATGACGATCTCGCCGGTCTGTTGGTTGATGCCCCTGCCGGCGACATCATCGTTGGGCGTTTGTTGAACGATCGTTCTTATGGCAGTTATCAGAGGAAGGATCAACGCATTGTTGCGATCCCTGACGGCACGCATGCGCTTGTTCAATGCCCACTTCTCACCGGCAGCAAAGATCACCGGAACCTTCCTAGAATTCTGACCATCGTCATCGCACACAGTGAACGGTATCTCCTCGTTAAAAAGATTGAACAACGCGAGGTCAACGTCACCGATGCCAACGGGTGGAATCGTAAATCCAACAGGTGCAGACTTAGATCCGTAACCCGATTCTAACCCGGAAACGTTGAAACGAGGTCTAGACCTTGAATTGTAACGAGTGGGCATTAATCACCTTCCTCATCAAAGAACGCGGATGATCCTGTACCATCAGTGTCACCGAGAGGTGAAACCTGCTTAGCACCGGTGATCGGTTGACCGAGAATCGTTGGATTCTGAAGATCTCGGCTATCACCCGTCACACCCTCCTCGTTTGTCGCCTGACCACGTTGTTGGTAGAACGTCGTCTGAACTGCATCAACATCAGGTCTAGCGATATCCGTGGGACCGATCGTGAGCGCTTTAAACAGCGACTCACGAGCCTTCGTACCGATCAATTTTACTCCATCCTTATGTTCAGGTAGACCATAAATGTTTCGCATAAAGAGTTTTTCCGTTATCTCGTAGAAAACATCGCTGAAACTGAAGTAATCTCCGATTGCCAACGAGATTCCCTTGTCGACGACATCACGGTACTGAACATATGCCTCGATCTTGAATTGAGCGTCGATTCCAAACTGATTGATGACAGTGTCTTCTTGGAAGTGCGTATCAACGAGGCAATCAAGCTTGATGGGATTGTCAAACACCTTTTGCAAGGCTTCGTTGTAGATGACATCGGTGCGAGTTTTTATCTCGTTGATTGGATAATAATAGATGAATTGCCCAACGACGTCCTTGATCACTTCCTTTGTGATATCAGATATGAAATTAAGTTCACGAGGTGTTATGAACAGACGTGCCATCTTTAACGATCATAAGTAGGCAAGCTTACCATTAGACTAATACGCAATCGATCAACCAAAAATGACCGCGTGGCCACTAGGCATTGGAATTTGTCGCAACAACTTCTGCATTGCATCACCGATCGCCGCCTGTGATTCGAGCAACGCCTGGTTTGTGAGCTTATCTAAAAACTCGTGCAAGTTCGTCGTGAGTTTTTCTTTGTCCTCTCGCGCTTGAGCGACGAGGTCAGTACCATTGAGCTCGAGATCGGCATTCGGAATTGGAATTGTCTTAATCTTCGACCTGGTCAACCCAAGAACCTCTCGAGAAAGCGCTAACGTGTATTGTCGTATCCATTGCCGACCTGGTTGTGTGATTGTCGAATATGGTAATATGCTAAACGGAACGTTTTCGGGTCCCGAGACGCCGTAGATGCTGTCATCCTGAAAATCAGGATCAAGGACGTTCGGTGGCGTGGTGACACGAACGTACATGTTTCCCGTGTCCAAGTCTGACGATGGAATCGGAAATATCCTTAGGTTGGTACCGATGATCTGGTAGCTGTAGTTGCTACGACGTACGCGAAACGCCTCCTTCAACATGCCACGACGAACGACGTCCTCGAACACGGGCAAAACATAGAAGACCGTGCTATTGACGTACGATTCATAATTGAAATTTGTTGCCAAGAAATTCGTTATGTTACTAGCGTTTAACAAGAACGATTGTGCAGCTATCGGTTCGAAGTGAAACACCTCAACTATCCTTAACTTACCAACGCTTCCTGAAGGCAACGTATCAACGACCAATTGCGATGGATTCGCTGCTGAAATCATCGAGTAGATATCATAATCCTGTTGTCCTCCAACCAACGTAATGTACCCAAGCGTTGAATCAAAATTACCTCCAACGTTTGCAGCATACGCATATGCATCTGCTAAACGAAGCAGAAATTCCATCGTTCGTTGCGGGTAATGATTCGTTAGATCTGTCGAACCCGTGGGTTGACCGAGAACGTTGACAAGTTCTGAAACGATCTTCAGTTCCTGAACGGCTCGAGAATATTCCAACGTCGCTTCTTCAAGACACGCATATATTTCCTTTGCTGTTAACTCAACGCTTAAAACATCATCTCCCATCTTTCGTTTCACGAACATCACCATAGAATCAGCTTCGTTCTGAAACGAAACATCATCATCGTAGAATCCAAACGGCGTTGGATTCAACGTTCGTGCAAACTTGGAATTAGGGTTGATCACTGGTGATGGCATTGGAGGTGCACCGTTTAAATCAAGGTCCTGAGTAAACAATAACAATGACATCGTTTGTTTCCACCTCACGTTGTGTTGAGTTAGATTTTTGCGTGAGTGACATGCTTACACTTGTAATTAGGTTTGCACGTACATTAAAGTGAGCAGATGCTGATAAGCACGTCTAAAGCAACGACGAAACATAACGCAGAAATGGGCACGTACGCATGTGATGAATGTAGCGAACGATTCACGAAGTACACATGCAAAATGTTAAACAAACAAACACATTTCTGTTGCAGAAAATGCCAACATAAATCAACAAAGAATGGAAGGTTGCGAGAAATAACAAAAAACACGAACATTGAACGTTATGGATCAACGACACCTGCGGGAAATGCCAACGTACAAGCAAAGATGGTTGAAACGAATATTAAAAGATATGGCGTCAATAGACCAACAATGTCACCGATTGTTCAACAAAAACAACGTAAAACGACCATGCTTAACTTTGGTGTACCTTACGGTGTGATCACATCACAGTGTAGAAAAGCAACAACATCAAACGAAACGATCAAGAAACGCCATGAAGCAATGAAACGTAATAAAACGTACAACTCATCAGTTCCTGAAGAAATGTTACATGCCGCATTGATTGAACGATTCGGCGCTGAAAACATCGTTCGTCAACATCCCGCAGGCGATGGTAAATGGTCGATCGACTTCTATGTTACATCAATCAATACGTACATTCAATGCGATGGAATGTACTGGCATGGGCTCGATCGACCGATCAAGGAGATCACTAAACACATCAACCCACGTGATGCAGTGATCGAAATCAAACACAGCACAGACATTGCACAAGCAAAATGGTTTGCTGATAAGCAATTAAGGTTGGTACGTTTCACTGATAAAGAAATCAAACACAATGTTTCTGCATGCGTTGCGTCAATCTGATCATAACCATTGAACCGTCGTGTCAGCATTGATCACTGTGCCGGTTGAGTT